CCCTTCTTTTCGCAGTACAGCACACTAGAGCCTAGCGCTTGGCTGGAGCTGCGTATTTGGACAGGTGACGTAGTGTCTGACAAACCTACAGACGCTACTTACGAAATGGTTAAAGAAGCTATAAGCAGTACGGTAACCTTTGAGGTAGCCGAGCTGGTTAGAGACTATCTGTCTCAGACCTCTAGCCTAGCTTCAGGGACTGCGTGGTTTGAGATTACAATGGGGGACGACGGGTCGGGAACTGACGACGTACAGACCTACCTAGGAACTGAGGGCTATACAACCTACATAGAGGGGCTGCAACACAACGGCAACACGTGGGACGCAGATTTTATCGCACTGCCTCAAGACGAAAACGGAGACTACAGAGTTCAGGTAACAGAGTCCTATAGTACGGTTATTCCTGTGTACACACAGCCACAGGTTATAGCAGATTGGAACTACGACAAATACAACCTCTCAGGAGTCTCTACAGGGACTATAGACCTGCCTTTAACGTCAGACCATAATACTATTATTCAATATGTGACAGTAACACACAATAACTCTAAGGTCGTCTTCGATTTCGACGGAGTTAGTAAGACTGTTTGGGTAGACGTTTTAGACTGTAATAAATACAACAACACGGGTAATAAGCCTGTGGTACTTCAGTACGTGAATAAGTACGGAGCAAAGACCCGCTTACCGTTCTCACTTAAGTACGTGGGTAGCGTAAGAACCTCTAGCGACACTTTTAAGCGTAACCTGACAAACTACGGCAACCTAAGCACTAATAACAACCTACACGCAGAGCGTAAAAGAATCACGAACTCGAAGCAGTCGTTTAGTATAAACACGGACTTTATGTCTGAGTATTACGTTCAGCAAGTCGAGGAGCTGCTACTGTCTGAGTATGTTTGGGCTTTGATTCCCACAGTAGACGACTCACTCTACCAAAGTGTAAACGTGAAGACCTCGGAAATGGTTACAAAAAACCACTTAAACGACAGACTAATTCAGTACACGTTTGAACTAGAAACAGCAGCGGATTATATTAACACAGTACGCTAATGAAAGTACCTATTAGAATACTCGTCTCGGGTGTCCCCGACCCTTCAGGCGTTACCACTTGGGGGGACGTTATTAGTAATTGGGAAGCATACGCTATAGAGTGGGACGCTGCGGCTGCCTTGGTAGCTGCTGGGGAAGCTCCTATTTTGGATATGTTCGGCGACGAAGGGGTAACTATTAAGCAGGTTATAAAAGACCTCTCAGACCCCGCTAAGCTATTTACTGATTACTCTAGGAGCTTTACAGTACCCGCTTCAAAAAAGAATAACTTAATCTTTAAGCACTACTACAACATAGACATAACTAACGGGCTAGAATCACGCTCTCTAATTCCCGCTAAAATCTTAATGAATAACCGCACCTACAAGGTCGGTAATTTACAGGTGGAGTCTGTGTCTATGAGTAAGGGTAAGGCTACCCACTATAAAATTAAGTTCATAGGAAAGCTCTCAGAGATTGCTAAGAAGATAGGAGAAGACACTCTAACCTCTTTAGACTTCTCTACCGAAACTATCTCTCCTTTTGTGGGAGGTGGGCAGTTTTCTAATAGCACTGTCAGAAACCTAGTATTTCCTCTAAGCTCTAGAAGGGAGCGATACCTATTCGACTCTAGCACTAGCTCACTAGGAGAACCTAACGCTAAAAACGTGGCGTACTCTGTGGCTACTTACTCGGACGACTACGGGTTTAATGAGTACGACATAGTAGGAGCTTTAAAGGTGAGCCGCATTCTGTCTGCTATCGAATCACGCTACGGGTTCACAATAGAAGGGGCTACAGACTTTGACTATATTCAGGACTTATATTTGTGGCTTCATAAACCACAGGGAAAGGAGGTAAACGAACCGAACTCTAACCCAGCGACAGGTTACACAGGTAACGCCCTTACAGACGTTGACTATAACACTAACTCTATAGTCTTTACAGGAGCAAACACCAACAAAAACGAAAGCTATAAGCTACGCTTTAAGGCTGCATGGATAGGGTCTGCACAGGTTACGGCTAAAATGTATATAGACGGCTTCGTAGTTAGTACAGTTAACCTAAATAACACGTGGGGTAATTACTTTGGGATTGGCGATAGCGCAGGGGTCGTTAATATCCTAGTAGAGTCTAATGTTGCTGTAGCTGTTAACATTACGGTAGACATAGCTACAATAACAAACGACAAAGACTTAGGTAACATAGTTACGGCTAACACCTATGTAACTGCTTCCTCTAGCAGTGCTACAGGGGTGGCTTATTTGGTTAGCGAAAACATTCCTAACGTGAAGGTGACAGACTTCCTAACGTACCTTTTCAAAATGTTTAATATAGTGGCTACGGTAGATAATGACATTATAACTACCAAACACTATGAGGCGTTTATGAGTGAGGGAGAACTAAAGGATATTTCAGAATACGTAGAAATTGATTCCTACGAGGTTTCTAGACCTAACCTATACTCTGCCCTTAACTTTCAGTTTGAGGACGGGAAAACGGCTCTAGAGAACTCCTACGAGACTGTTAACGGTAAGAAATACGGGCAGCTTGTTTACGAAAGTATCTCAGAAAACGGTTTTAGATTAGCTGGGAGCAGCTATAACCTTAAGGTAGACTCATCTCGTATTCCTTTAGAACCTCTGTATAATGAGAACGGCGTACATCAAAACCTAGCCTACTGTCTATTTTCAGACTACAAGGCAGCAGAGCAAACTACAAAGTGCTCGTTTACGTATATTGCTAGTGTCTCAAACGGTACACAGTTAGCTTGGAATAACGGGTCTACAGTAGTGCCTTACGACGATTACATTCTACCTACTAACGTGTACTCGGGTAATGCGTTGCCGACCTCAGCAAATAGCGTAATAGGTCTATGGTTTAACGAGGAGCTAGACGAATACAACCCGACCAGCCAATTAATAGGCATAAGCCTTTGGAATGGATTCTATAAAGGGATTACCTCGCAAATGTTCGACTCAGACAAACGTAAGGCTAAATTTAAGGCTTACCTTCCTCAGTCGTTCCTTTTGAACCTATCTCTAGCAGACACTTTGAGAATTAGCAACCACTACTATAACATTAACTCTATAACTACCGAGTATCTATCGGGGGTTTCGGATTTAGAGCTTACTCTAGTAGGTACTTCTCAGCTTACCTATTTCACTCAGCGTACCCTCTATGTAGATAACGACTCCTTAACGGAAGACTTACACTTAACCTATTTAGCTACCTCGGGCGAGATAGTTAAACACACAATAACCGCAGGTTTAGCTAACGTCGGTATAAGTATGGTTGGACAATTCCTGTCTAATTCTCACGAAGACTATAGCTTATCTACAGTTAACGGCGGAGGAAGTGGAGGAAGTGGTTCAGGTGCTTAGATTGGTGAGATATTTCGCCCCCCTGCGTAAGTTTAAAATTTTAGGATTTTGCAAACCGAGAGGCGGGGGCATATCTTCACTCAAAACTTACAAAAGAAACCTCTCTAGACACCTTGGCTCGGTTCTAGCGTCGCTTACAGCATCACGTTGGAAGTGTAGCACCCTTTAACGCTATTTGGGTTTCGTGTATATTAAAAACAAAATTATAGATTTTTGTGACTTCGGGGCTTCATTTTCCCTGTTTTCAAATAAAGGCTCTCAATGATTAAACTCATAATTTACCTACTAGAGGAGATACCGTACAGAAGCAAAAATTTAGATATTGCTAGGGGTCGTTACAAGTTCCCCGAGACGTGGAAAGAATTTAGAAGGTACGTAAAGCTAAGAATGAATGGCTAAAGAAATCAGACACGTAAGAGTACAGGTAAGTTCTAACGCTGCTACCTCAATGAGTAAAGGTACAGCGGCGGCTGGTGGGCTCTCTGCATCACTTAAAGGAGTACAGGCTTCGGCTATGGCAGCCACTGGAGGTATTAGGGCTATGACTATGGCGCTTATATCCTCTGGGGTGGGAGCTGTTGTTGTAGCTATAGGAGCGCTTACCGCTGGTATGGTTGCGGTTACCAAAAAATCTATGGACTTTGCTAAGCAGATGAGCGACCTTAAGGCCGTACTAGGCGAGGGCGGAACTGCGGAGGCTATGAGCGACCTAGCAGACGACGCTAAGCGATTAGGAGCACAGACTGCGTTTACGGCTGTACAGGTAGGGGAACTTCAGGTTGAGTTCGCTAAATTAGGTTTTACAAAAGATGAAATCCTAAACGTAACAGAGGCCACTTTGAACTTGGCAGCAGCTGCAGGAACAGACCTGTCAGAGGCAGCTACTGTAGCAGGTTCTACACTTCGTGCTTTTGGTCTAGGTTCTCAAGAGACAGCTAGAGTAGTAGACGTTATGTCTAAGTCGTTCTCTACCTCGTCTCTAGACCTTGAGAAGTTTAAGGAATCTATGAAGCTTGTCGCACCTATCGCTAAGAGCGTGAAAGTGCCTATAGAGGAGGCTTCTGCAGCGTTGGCTGTATTGGCTAATAACGGTCTATCAGGCTCTATGGCGGGAACTCAGCTTAAGCGAATAATGTCCGACCTAGCTCAGAAAACAGGTAAGGACTTTAGCACCTCTATGGAGATTGTTAAGGACAGATTGGCAGGTGCCACCTCAGACGCGGAGAAGCTAGCTATCGCTAAGGAAATGGTAGGGGACAGAGCCAAGGGTGCGCTCCTTATCCTAGCAGAGCAAACCGAGGTTATGAATGAGCTGACTAAATCCTATGAGAATGCCCAAGGCGCGGCTGCGGAAATGGCAGAGACCAAGCTAGATAACCTGACGGGAGATATAACCAAGTTAAGCTCCGCTTGGGACGGCTTTATGCTTTCGCTAGAGGACGGCGAGGGTATGCTAAACAAGATAGCTAGAGGCGCTGTGAGATTCCTTACATTCTACATAAGTGGGTTTACAAAGGAGCTGCAAGTAGGTGGCGTAGAGTGGGACTTCTATACAGAGGCAGCTAAGATGGGCGCCACAAACACTCTATTGGCTGTTAAGGCATTGGTAGCTAAGTTCGCAGTATTGATGGCTGAGATGAAGTTAGCGGCTGCAGACGTACCACTAGTGGGTGAATTGGTGGACGAGGACAGGGCCAAGGCTCAAGTTAAGAGATACACGGCTGTCTTTGACGGCCTTAAGTCGGCTCTAAAGTCAGGCGGTCAGGATATGGTCAAACTGTACGAGGATTCTAGAAAGAAGGTAGAGGACATACGCAGCGGGGCTCACGCGAAGCAATTAGAAACAGAAGCGTCTGAAAGAGCACTAGCTAACGAGGAGTTTATAGAGGGTGAGGTTAATTCTGACGAAAGCGCTAGAAATAAGATTTTAGAGAATAGAAAGAAATTCCTAGAGAAGCTAACTAAAATGGAGGAAGACGCTGACGACGAAGGCGAAATAGCCAAAATAGAGCGTAAAAGACAGCGACACCTAGCGGAGCTAGATACCCTTAAATATAACGAGGAGCAGAAACGAGAAATAGCCGAAAGAATTAACGCCTACTACGACGAGCTAAGAGAGGAAAAAAAGGCAGATATTATAAAGAAATTTGCTAAGAAGTACGGCGAACTAGACCCAATGGCTAAGCTAGAGGAGCAGAAGGCGGCAGACCTTTTGGAGCTAGAGCAGTTAGAGATTTCCGAGACAGAAAAACAGGAGCTTAGACTTCGCCTAGAGGAATACTACGCAGGTAGACGTAAGCAAATAGAAGACAGACAAGCAGAGGACGTAGCCAAGGCAGAACAGGCTAAGATTGACGCAGCAGAGCGCACACGTCAGGAGCGTATTCGCATGACTTACGATATGCTGGACACTGTGGCTAAGGCGGCAGGTGAGGAGTCTAAAATAGCTAGAGCGGCTCAGGCTATTAAACTCACTATGCAGTTAGCGGAACTCGCTCAGAAAATCAATATAGAGAGACAGAAGTTAATAGCTAGAGCTACAACCGCTCAGGCTGAAGCTTCAATAGACGGAGGTAAAGCAGGGGTAGCTGTTGCTACAGGTATGGCTGAAAGTGCTAAGGTCGGTTTCCCCGCTAACTTGTTAACTATAGCGGCTTACGCTGCTCAGGCAGTGGGGTTAATATCTGCATTCAAACAGTCTAAGAAAAAGCTAGACGCTACCACAGGCTCGGCAGGTGGTGGTAGTTCTACAGGTACGCTATCCTCTGTTAACTTCGGGGGCAGTAGCTCAGCACCTAGCTTTAATGTACTAGGACAAACTAGCGCAGGCGAGAACATGATAGCAAACGCAATAGGCAACGCTAATAGCACACCTGTTAGAGCTTACGTAGTGGAGAACGAGGTAACAAGCGCACAGCAGTTAGCACGTAACGCAGCTATAAGCGCCTCTATGGGTTAAACTGTTTTTAATAAAAGAGAATAATATGAGACTTTACGAAATGCTAATAGACGAGGAGCAGGAACTTTCAGGGGTTAATGCTCTTAGCCTTGTAGAAAATCCAGCTATTCAGTCCGATTGGATAGCGCTCTCCGACGAGAAAAAGGTTCTACTAGCAAAAGTTAGCGAAGATAAACAGATTCTAATGGGGGCGGCTTTGATTCCCGACAAACCTATTTATAGAAATCAAAACGGCGAGGAGTTTTATATTTACTTCTCTAAAGAGACTGTAGCTAAGGCTGCGGAAATGTTCTTTAAGCGTCACAACCAAAACAACGCCACACTAGAGCACGAAAGCCCACTAGAGGGAATGACTGTCTTTGAGTCATGGATAGTTAATAACCCCGAAATGGACAAGTCTAGAGCTTATGGATTAGACGTTCCCGAGGGTACTTGGGTTGTATCTATGAAGGTAGACGACGCTAACATTTGGAACGACTTCGTAAAGAATAATAAAGTATTTGGGTTTTCAATCGAGGGGCAATTTGCTACAGCTGTAGCTAAGGAAAACTACGATAGCAACCTGTCAGACCAGCAGCTAGAAAAGCTACTTACAGACGTTGCAGACATTCTTTTAGAATACCAAAAGCACGAACTAGAAACCTATAACGATTACCCCGAGTCTGCCGTTAATAACGCTAAAAAGGTCATCAAGTGGAAAGAGGAGCACGGAGACGAGGTTAACGGAATGACTCAGATAGGCTGGACACGTGCAAACCAACTAGCAAAGAAGGAAAAACTAAGCCGCTCTACTATTGCCCGTATGGCTTCCTTTAAGCGTCACGAAAAGAACGCAGAGATAAACCCTGAGTACGAGGCGACACCTTGGAAAGACGCAGGTTACGTAGCTTGGCTCGGCTGGGGTGGTGCTTCGGGTGTTAATTGGGCTATCAATAAGCTAAAAACTATTGACGGAGAATGAGGATAATAAGAGCTAAATACCCGAAGGTAGGGAGCAAGTATGTAGACTACCAAGGAATAGGCTCTCTGTATGGTGGAAACCATGAGAGCACCGTAGAGAACAATAACGAGGAAAGAACAGACCACTATAACATGAATCACACGGCGTTTACAGACGACTTTTCGCCTTCATTTGACTAACTATGACTAGCAACCAATTAAAGACCCAACTAGACAGCCTTTTCGCTGACAATTCTACAGGACAAATTTCAGCGGCAGACCTAAGAGAGGTAACTTCTGAGCTGCTTACTAAAGTAGGCGGCATGGCTTATTATGAGAATACCCTAGGCGATGTTAACGTAACAGGCGGCTCTACTTCTGTGGTTCACTTTGACGGGCTAGGGGCTAACACTTATAGAGGAGCTGAGCCTTACTATATCACAGAGAACCCTGTAGACAGTGACAGATTTAGCTTTGCTCAAATACCAGCCTTTTCTGTAGTTCACTTTAGAATGAATCTAGACCTCTCTACAACGGCAAACAATCAGACCGTTAAAATAATTGCTAGAGGTTACACCCCCGAGGGGACTCAGGTCTTAGAAGTGACTGTAGCAGAGGCTACCTATAAAGCTATCGGAGACTATAATTATAACGCTCACTTCATGGCTTTTAATAACCCCGTCGTAGAGGGTGGATATTTGCAGCTTTTAGCTACCTCGGCAGAGGATTGTTCGGTAGATTTCAAGAACGCCCTAGTTAGATACGCAGGTTAGATTTATAACACTTTGTTATATTTATCACAAAAACGCTAAAAAACTGTTTTTAACAAAACTACATTTATGAATGCAAAAGAGACCCTAAAGAAGCTATACGAGGCTATAGGCGGCACGTTAGAGAACGAAGCAACTGTAGAAACTGTAGCAGAAGCTCCAAAGGAGCAAGAGGTAGCGCCCGAGGCAGTAGCTGAGGAAACACCTAAAGAGACCCCTGAAGCAGCTCCTGAAGCTGTGGAAGCACCCGAGGCAGTAGCCGAGGAAGTAAAGGAGGAAGCTAAAGAGGAAGTAGCGCCCGAAGCAGTGGCTGAGGAAGCTCCAAAATCTGAGGCTAGAGTAGAGGAGCTAGAGAGACAACTCTCAGAGCTTAGAGACATTTTAAAGAACGCCTTCGCTCAGGAAGCGGCAGCTGAGGTAACTCCAGAGCCTGAAGTAGCGAAGGAAGAACCCAAAGGTCTTACTCATTCCCCCGAAAAAGCCGTAGAGAAAAAGCTCCCTAAGCAGAACAAAAACAGCGGGGGTATTCAGTCGGCGGTTTACAAGTACATGAACAATAAATAAATAAATATCTAAATTTTTGTAATTATGGCTACTACTACTAGCATTACAACTACTTACGCAGGTGAGAAGGCAGCAGGTTTTATTTCTGCGGCTCTTTTGTCAGCTCCAACCTTGGACAAGGGCGGCGTTACTATCAAACCTAACGTAAAGTACAAGCAGGTTATGCAAAAGTTAGCTGTTGGCGACGTTATCGCTAACGCTTCTTGTGATTTCACTGCTACCTCGTCTGTAACTCTTACTGAGCGTTACTTACAACCTGAAGACTTCCAAGTAAATTTGGAGCTTTGTAAAAAAGACTTCGAGAGCGATTGGCTGAGCTTGGAGCAAGGCTTTAGCTCTTTCGACGAGCTTCCTCGTTCTTTCGCTGAGTACCTAATTGGTCACGTAGCGGCTAAGGTTGCTGCTAAAATGGAGGTTAACATTTGGAACGGTGCTGACGCTAACGCTGGTGAGTTCGACGGTTTCGTAGCTTTGGCTGCTGCTGACGCTGACGTAATCGACGTAACAGGCTCTGCTATCACTGCTTCTAACGTAATCGCTGAGCTAGGCGACGTGGTAGACGCTATTCCTTCTACTATCTACGGCTCTGAGGACTTGCATATTTACATTTCTCAGGCAGATGCTCGTAGCTACGTTCGTGCTCAGGCTGCACTAGGCTACAAAGACCTTTACCATGTAGGTCAGACTGCTATGGACTTCGAAGGCGTTAAGCTTTTCGTAGCTAACGGTTTGAACAGCGGACAAATGGTAGCGGCTGAAAAGTCTAACCTCATGTTCGGTACAGGTTTGCTAAATGACATGAACGAGGTAAAATTGATTGACCTCGCAGACATCGACGGCAGCCAAAATGTACGTGTAGTAATGCGCTTCTCAGCAGGTGTTAACTACGCTATCGGTTCTGAAATCGTTTTACGTCAGAACGTCTAACAGAGTATAATATAGGGGAGTCGTCGGGGGGCGGCTCTCCCATACTCTAACTACTAACTAATTAAAGACTTAAATAATGGCTTGTAATATCACAGCGGGACGTTTAGAGGGGTGTAAGGATTCTGTAGGGGGTTTGAACGCTATCTACTTCGTGAATTACGGCGATATGGGAGACTTGACAGTAACTGACGAGACGGTAACAGGAATTTCTGCTACTACTCCTTCGGCTTTCAAGTACGACCTTCGCGGTACTTCAGCATTTGACCAAACTCTAACCAGCTCTCGAGACAACGGTACTACCTACTCAGAACAGACTCTGGTAGTCTCTTTAAAGAAGCAGGACGCTACTACCCACAAAGAAGTTAAGCTTTTGGCTTACGGTCGCCCACAGATTCTTATTGAAGACAATAACGGCAAAGTGTGGCTAATGGGTGAGGAGTTCGGCTCAGAAATGACAGCTACAGCTGCTACAGGTGCTGCTATGGGGGATAAGAACGGCTACGAGTTAACTTTCGTTGCTATGGAAAAAGGGTTTGCTAAAGAATTTACGGCAGACATTGACGCTACATTCTCTGTAACAGTAGGGGTTTAATACACTCAAATTGAATGACTTAGAGCCTCGGGGGATTCCTCGGGGCTTTTTTTTGCAAAATTTTTCTAAAAAAGTTTGGTAGTTTAAAAAGTCGCCGTATATTTGTCTCAACAAACAAACAAACAAAATGAAATACTACATTACAAACTTCAAAAACACTAAGACGGGATTTACCGTAATGTCAGAAATATTCTTCCACGAGCACATAGCTAAGGATTGGGTAGCTCAGGTAGAAAAGGAGAGCAAAGGATTTCTAGAGGGCTTCATCACAACGAGCCGCTAAAAAAAAATAAAACTAAATAAACTGTTTTTAATAAAACCACTATGAACGCAGCACAGCAAATTTGGAAAGCATACCAAGCAAAGGGAGCGACTAATTCAGCTATCGAAATGTTAGCGCTGGAAATCTTAAACGACGACGACTACTTTCACTCATTCCTAGACGACTACGAAGCACACAGCGAGTACATGGACGAGGCTAGAGCAGAGTTCGAGAACGAGGTAGCTAATACTGAAATAGAAATCTCTAACAAGTACAACGTACAGGAACTAACTCAGGACTTATTTAACGCTATTGTAAAAGACTTTGAGGAGGTCTACGGATTCATTACACCTAGAGCCTGTTTTGACATTAGCTACGACCTAAACGACTTATTTAACTTAAACCTAGTAGAACAGTGTTTTATATCTTAACAACGCCTGACGGTTTCTCTGCCACCTTTGACACTATCGAGGAGGCTAGAGACTACCGAGACCGAAATAAGCTCATAGGAGCTGTTATAACGGTTAAACGTACTATTTGATAGTGTTTTGTTTTAGTTTGATTGAGAGAGCACCCTTCGGGGTGTTTTCTTGTTTTTAAGAAAAGGGTTTTATATGAACTACGTTAACATAGCGGCGACCACTCCCCAGCAACTACAGGTGAACGTCAACCTAGACGGAACACTAGCGGAAACTGCGTCTATTTCTTGGGTTATTACTCAGGAAGGAAACGACGACAGCCTAGGGAGTATCGACACGCCTGTAGGTGATAGCTTAGTAACGGATAACGGCTACTACCAAACGCTAACGCTAGACCTTTACGGAGAGGGAGTGAGTGAGCTAATGCAGGACGAAACTCAATACTTCATTGAGGGCGTTTCTAACGGCGTTACTGTATATAAGGGCAAGTTAGTTACCACCTCACAGGAGTTAAGCGATTACAGCGTAAATAACAACGAATACGACACGTACTACGTGCCTAATAACTTTACAATTCTAGACTAATGAATTTATCTATTATGAATCTGTCTGAGGTTCACCGACCGAAGGCGATAGAGGAGAAGACTAAAGACTTCGTACAGTATGGCGAAGACAATAACTACTACCAAGTCCTCATAGACGCCTACTTAGACTCGGCTACAAACAACGCCTCTATAAAAGGTATTGCAGACCTTATTTACGGGAAGGGTATCTCAATCGAGGGGCTAGAAATTGACTCAGACGAGGTTAAGGCTTTGCGTGACGTAATCGGTCACCGCTGCCTCAGAAAAATAGTCCTAGAGCGCAAAATGTTAGGACAGGCTGCTATGCAGGTTATTTATGACCGTGAAGGAGGCAACAGAAAGGTAGCTAAAATTAAGCACTTCCCTATACACACTCTCAGACCTGAGAAGATGAACGAGGACGGTATAATTGAAGCATACTACTACCACCCTAATTGGGCAGAGTACAAGCGCACAGACGTACTGAAAAGGATTCCTACATTCGGCAACTCTAAAGAGTCTGTAGAGTTAATGATTGTAAAGCCATACGTAGCTGGTTATTCTTACTTTTCTCCTGTAGACTACAGCGGTGCACTTCCTTACGCTGAGCTAGAGTCTGAAATTTCGGACTACCTACTTAACGACACTAGAAACGGTTTCAGCGGCACAAAGGTTATAAACTTTAATAACGGAGTACCAAGCGCAGAGGAGCGAGACCTAATTACTAGAGACGTAAAAGCTAAGCTAACAGGAGCTAGAGGACAAAAGGTTATTGTAGCCTTTAACGAGGACGCTGAGTCTAAAACAACCGTAGAGGACATTAGCTTAAATGACGCTCCTAGCCACTACGAATACCTAGCAGCTGAGGCAGCTCATAAAATCCTAGTAGGACACCGAGTAACCTCTCCGCTTTTGTTGGGTATCAAAGACTCTAAGAACGGATTTAGCTCTAACGCTGACGAAATCCTAACAGCTTCGCAGCTATTTAACTCTACCGTAATTTTCAACTATCAGGACGAGCTTCTAGACCACATAGAGGATATTTTAGAGGTAAACGGAGAAGTACCCGCTCTCATGTTCGTAACGTCTCAGCCTATCGAGTTCTCTGAGGAGAATCAGGAGGCAGACACGAAAGAGGAAGTAGTAGAGAAACCCGAGGAGGAAATCGAAGCGCCTGAAGCAAACGAGGAAGACCAAAAGGAGCAGAATTTATCCGTAAATTTTAACCCCGAGGAGCAGCTAGAGTGGCTCACCTACCTCGCTAAAAAAGGTGAAACTGAGGAGGACTTAATGGAGGGCTACGAGTTAGTCCATGCTACAATAGACGAGGGCGAACTAGAGGGCGAAGATTGGGAGAGTATGCTTAACGAGCAGGTCGAGCTTTCGCTGTCAGGTTACGCACCAGCTGACAAGCGCTTTAAGAAGTCTGTACAGGACAATAAATGGGTAAAGGTACGCTACGCCTATGTACAGGGTTCACGTAAACACGGAAGC